GGTGTAACGTATGCTAGAGAAGCAGGGGCCGATGCTAGCACTAGGATTGTAGTTGGACACGATTACGATCCTCGCACAGACGACGGTCGCCCTCTCCATGATCATATCGCAGATTCAAAGTTATGGGGAGACATTAGACGTAAAGCAAAAACCCATCCGGGGTTGGCAGCAGAGCTTGAGCGTGTTATAATGTTTTACAAACTACTAGAAGAAGAGGACGCAGTGGCGTATCATCCTGTATGACAGATAAGCTAAACATTGCCAATGAGATGGCGCAGTTTGATCGTAAGAACAGAGACTTTTACGATGACTTGAGTCCAGAAGAACAAAAGAAGTTTAGTCCGTATCTAATGATTAGATGGGGTGCAGCCGTTGAAGGTAGCGCAGACATGCAAGCATACTATCTAATGAGCTGCAACGAAAAACTAAACAAGCATTTCTTCGACATTAGTACAAGTCAGCACAAGAAGCTACAGTGGCTAATGGCCACTACAGTTAGCCCGGGCCTAGGTAAGCAATATCACAAATGGCTTGCAGGCAAGAAGAAAGAAAGCAACAACAAAGCGGCAAAACTTTTTAGAGAGCTGTTTCCACACCTTAAAGAAGATGACATCGAATTACTCGGACGACTCAACGGTAAAGACGATCTTAAGCGATTGGCTAAAGAACACGGCTGGACAGATGAGCGAATCAAAAAAGAACTTTGAATGCCAGTACTGCGGCAAAGGATTTGTTAAGGAGACTACGCTATTTTCTCATCTATGTGAGCAAAAGCGTAGAGCCCAGCAACAGAACGAAACCGGGGTGCAACTGGGATTTAGGGCATATCTGCGATTCTACGAAACAACGCAGGGCAGCACAAAAACAAAAACGTATGACGACTTTGCATCAAGTCCATACTACACTGCCTTTGTTAAGTTTGGCCGGCACTTAGTTGGCATCAGGGCAGTGCATCCTCTCAACTTCATTGATTGGCTTCTTAAAAACAACAAGAAACTAGATTACTGGACCAAGGAAGAAATGTACAGCACTTGGTTACATGAGTATCTCAAGAAAGAAGCAGTACAAGATGCTCTTGAGCGGGCATTAAAGGAAATGCAAGAATATGCAGACAGTCATCCAGAGCTTAAAAACGGTTTTACAGATTATTTTCGCTACGGTAATAGTAATCGAATTTGTTATCATATTAGTACTGGCAGGATTAGCCCTTGGGTTGTCTTTGGATGCAATAGTGGGGTTGATTTCTTAGATGGGCTCAATGAAGAACAGCTAGGCATGATCATGCCGTGGATCGATCCGGACTACTGGCAACGCAAGTTTAAAGATTACATGGCGGATACTGAATGGGTTAAGAGTATTTTAGAGGCAGCGGGATTATGAAATTCAAAAGTGACATTGACATTGACTTTGGCGATCGGGTCAAAGCACTGGAACTACTCAAGCTAACTCCGGCAGGCATTGTTCGTGATGGCAAGTTAGTTAAACACAATACTGGTGTGTACCCAACTGACATCCCATGTGATTCATTCACAGGGGTTGCTAGCATTGATTACCAAGAAGCAGAGGAACGTGGCTATGCCAAGCTAGATTTCTTGAACGTGTCGTTATATACGCAGATTAAGAATGAACAGCATTTGCAAGAGCTAATGAGTCATGAGCCTGATTGGGCCAAGTTATACGACCCAGAGTTTTGTAGCAAACTGATTCACATTGGTAATCACTATGATACCTTGATTAAAATGCCCGAAGCTGTAAACACTATCCCGCGAATGGCCATGTTCCTAAGCGTTATTCGCCCGGCAAAGCGTCATTTAATTGGGGAGAAGTGGGGAACGGTTGCAAAGACGGTATGGGATCGCCCTGCAGATGAAAGTTACTATTTTAAGAAGAGTCACGCCGTTGCTTACGCAAATTTAGTAGTGGTGCATATGAATCTGCTGGCACAAGCAGATACGCAGTTTACCCAAGTCTTCGAACAAGTGTAATAGATCTTCGTTTAGATCTCTTCGCTGCCATTTCTTTTAGGCTCGTTTGTGGGCCTACTTTTATATCTACGTCTTTGCTGTTCATTGTTTTGACGCAAAACTTGAACTCTGCCCAATCCGCTTTTAAGAACACATTAATAGGGATAAGACGATTGCTTTCCCACCACCATTGTTCTCCTAGCTCTAAGAATTTTTTCTTTTGATCCGGACTTTTGAGGCTAGCAAAGTCATAAATCGTGGTGATTTGTTCGTCTGCGTTCTGGACGATACCGATATAATCATTCCCGCCGTATACCAAGTAGGTTATAAAGGGGTATCGTTCTAGTAGTTGTTCTATTTCTTCCACGTTTTAAGCTAAATATGTTAAAGATACTCACAAATAATGAATACTATTAAAAGTTATTTATATGACCAACGTGTAGTGGTCCAAATTCTGGATCCTGCAATATTCACTGTAAGGAACCGCATTGTGTATAGTCATCCAATTAAAGTCTATCAAGGCATAGACAACCCTATCCAAGTCATGGTGCTGAACCAAGACCAAAAGTCGGCTAACATAGCTAACTATCGGGTGCAAGTAGACATACAAGACTTTACAAACAATGTGACCGTTTGGTCTGGCAATGTGAACTTTAACGCTAACGTTGGTGGCAACATTCAATTGGGGCGCGGTACTATCACTATCACGGCCAACACCATTAACGCATTAGAGCAGCGCTTATACAAGCTAACCACTCGAACAGTTAGCAGCACAGACGCAACGCTACAGCGACCATTGTATATTGACGATAATAGCAATGCCGCATTGGATCTACAAGTTCTACCTGGTTATCTTACCCCGTAAAATAATTTGAGTTCTTGAGTAGAACAATATATACTTGTTCTATGCTGCATTCTATTCAAGACGCTGTAAAATCAATACTCCCCGGAAAACGCAAAGCTGGTTCAAATGGATGGACCAGCTTCAACGCGGTTTGCTGTGAGCATAACGGCGAGAATAGAGATACTAGAGGTCGCGGAGGCCTAATGCTAAATGCAGATGGATCAGTATCCTATCACTGTTTCAACTGTAACTACAAGGCCAGCTATCAACCTGGACGTCACCTAAACTACAAATTCCGAAAACTATTAAGTTGGTTTGGTGCAAGCGAAAACGAAATAAAGCGTTTAGTTATTGATGCATTACGTATCAAGGAATTAGTTCTCCCGGATCGAAAAGAAGAAGAAAAAGAAGAGGTTGTCTTTAAGCCTAGGCCTTTGCCCGAGGGTGCAAAGAACATGTCTGAGTGGAAAACATTCTTACACCTGGTCCCGGATGATTACCCAGTACCACAACATCTTATAAATGCAGTTGAGTATATCTCGTCTCGGCAATCTGGAATACCTGGCGATAGATACAATTTGCTCGACAGGTATGAGTTCTACTGCACAGACGACACTGAGCATAACATGCACAAGCGTGTGATTATACCGTGCTATTGGAAAGGTGAACTAGTTGGATCAACATCAAGAACATACGTTGACGGAATCAAGCCCAAATACTACGCAGACTACGATTCAAACTATGTCTTTAACATGGATCGTCAACTTCATGATAGCAAGTTTGTTTTGGTCATGGAGGGCTCGTTTGATGCGATGGCAGTTGACGGTGTGGCTATTTTGTCTAATGAGTGCAGTGAAGTGCAAGCTGATATTATTGATAGTTTGGGGAAAGAAGTTATCGTAGTACCGGACTTCGACATGAAAGAAGTTCGCGGCAATAAGGTATGGGCAGGCGAGCACTTAGTTAATCAAGCAATAGAATACGGCTGGAACGTTAGCTTTCCTGTATGGAGCGAACAAGTTAAGGACACGGCCGCAGCAGTTAAGGAATACGGTCGCTTGTTTGTGATAAAGAGCATCCTGGCAGGTAAACTAACGAGTCGTTTAAAGATCGAGCTAATGAAAAAGCGTATATATAGTTAACATGAATAAAGAATATAGCACAGATTTACAAAAATTATTTCTAGAGATGATGTTGCAAGACGCACAGAGCTATGTGCGTGTGCAGAATATCTACAATCCGGAAAACTTTGACCGCAGTATTAGATCCGCGGCCGAGTTCTTGCGCAAGCATAGTGAAGACTACAAAACGCTACCTACACTAGATCAAATTAAAGCAGTTACTGGTGTCGAACTTAAAGCAGTACCTGACTTAGGTGATGGCCACAATGATTGGTTCATGACCGAGTTTGAGTCTTTTACTCGACGTCAGGAACTTGAGCGAGCAATTCTCAAGGCAGCAGACTTACTTGAAAACGGAGACTTTGATCCAGTTGAGAAGTTAATCAAGGATGCAGTGCAAATCAGTTTGCAAAAGGATCTAGGTACTGACTACTTTGCAGATCCGGCAGCACGTATCAACAAATATTTTAACAGTGGCGGGCAAGTTAGCACAGGATGGCCGCAACTTGATAGATTGCTTTACGGTGGCTTTAGTCGCGGTGAACTTAACATCTTTGCAGGTGGGTCAGGTTCGGGTAAGTCACTGGTTATGATGAACATTGCTCTTAGCTGGCTACAACAAGGACTCAGCGGCGTATATGTTAGTCTCGAATTGAGTGAAGAACTGTGTTCATTGCGTACTGATGCGATGTTAGCAGGGATGGGTACCAAAGATATTCGCAAGGACATTGATACCACCACTCTTAAGGTTAAGATGGTGGGCAAGAAGGCAGGCTCGTATCGAGTTAAAGCGTTGCCGGCACAAAGTAATATCAACGATGTGCGAGCATTTTTAAAAGAGTACCAGATTCAAACAGGCAACAAAGTTGACTTTGTTATGATCGACTACTTGGACTTGTTAATGCCGGTGAGTGCCAAGGTTAGCCCCAACGACTTGTTTGTTAAAGACAAGTATGTGTCGGAAGAGTTGCGCAACTTGGCCAAGGAGCTAGGCGTGCTATTGGTTACCGCATCGCAGTTAAACCGTAGTGCTGTTGATGAGCAGGAATTTGACCACAGTCACATCTCGGGCGGTATTTCTAAGATTAACACTGCTGACAACGTGTTTGGTATTTTTACTAGCCGCAGCATGCGTGAGCGAGGCAAGTACCAGATCCAGTGTTTGAAGTCGCGTTCTAGTACAGGGGTCGGACAAAAGATTGACCTTGAGTACAACATTGAAACTATGCGTATCAGTGATCCGGGCGTTGAAGAGGGTGGGGAAAGCGGTCCTCCGAGATCGTTTAACATCATGAACCAAATCAAGAACAAATCTGTCGCTCAGGCAGCAGATGATCTAGAAAGTGGCCCGGCAAAGTTCCAACGTGCAACTGGTACCCCGGCGTGGGAACAAGGTCCAAAGGTAACAGGTGAAGCACAAAGCACAAAGCTGAAGTCGATGCTAGCAGGGCTAAAGAACAAGTCAGATGACTAATCATTGCCCAATGATTCACGGCGGCCTGCAAATTGATCTTAAACGTGATCATCAGCAAGTTTACGTGAATCAATGTTGCTTACGCAGCGACACAAAGCCAGTGACTGGGAATGTATGGCACAGCCCCACACTAATTCCCTTACGAGAATACAATAAGCAAGGACAATGGGATAGTGGTTGCTGGACATGCCAGGGCAATGAGCTTGCGGGCATGACTAGTTTTAGGACTGGGTCACTGGAGAAGTTTGGAATTAAGACCGAACTAAGTGGCCCACAACGTCTTGACCTCATGTTTGATATTGGGTGCAATCTCGCATGTAGAACATGTGGGCCCAAGTTAAGTACGTTCTGGCAAAAGCATCTTAAGGATAATGGTATTCCGTTTGTTGCTCCTAAACCCGAGTCCCGTGTTGACGAAATGATTGCTATTTTAAAAACTCTGGACCTAAGTAACTTAGAGATGGTTGTTTTCTGTGGCGGCGAAACACTACTCGGGCAAGGATACTGGCAAGTAGCCGAAGCCATTGCAGACATGGTTCCTCATGCAAAGGATAAGCTCACTATTAGTTTTCAAACCAATGGCACACAACCTATCAGTGAACGCAACTACAAGACAATTGAAAAAGTACACTTGGTTAAGCTAAACATCAGCTTGGATGCAGTAGGGGAACGATTTGAATATCTACGCTGGCCAGCTAAGTGGGATCAAGTAGAAGCAAATATCAAGCACTTACGAGACACACTGCCGGTTAATGTAATGTTTCTAATTGAAGAAACTATGAGCGTGTTTAACCTGTATTACCAGCACGAACTAGATCAATGGGCCAAATTGGAATATGCTACAAACAGACTCGGCGATGTAGTCAATCATACCAGGCATGTTGCTAACGGGGTGTTTGGACTCAGTGCGCTAACGCAAGAGTACGTTGATGCAATGTACTCTACGAATCTTCGTCATGTGATTAGTCCAAGTTGGCAAGAGAGTCCCGCAGCGATTATGAACATGCTAGATCAGATTAGGAAGTTTGATAAAATTAGGCAACAGGATTGGACCAAGACATTCCCGGAAGTTGCTGAGTTTTATAAAAGATTTGCCACATCCGGCATGTAATCAACTAATCTAATGCCTTTAAGTTCATCCTGACGAGCAATCTCAATTTTGAGTTGCTGGTATTTTTCTGGTGTAAACGTTCCAGTTGCAAGAAATGAGTTTACCTCATTGATATGTTTTGCGTTTTGTTTCCGTACTACATCCTTTGCACTTGCAGACAGATTGCCCGGTGCAAATATTGCGGGGCTAGTGACTTGTTTGCATAGATAATTTAGTTGATTTTGTTCAAAGAAACTCACGTATTCGCTGTAATAGTAGATATTGAGATTTGATATCATGCAACTTACGCTGACTTCTGCAATGGATTTAAACAAGGACAGATTACTAGAGAGCCTGCTCCACTGCAACGGATATCTCATGTACTCAAATGCATCACCGACGCCATCAATGCTTAAACAAATATTGAGTTTCTTAAACTTTGACAGCGTGTCCTTTTGAGTATCAGTAAGTTCGATTGATCCATTGGTAACAAACGATATAAAGCAATCAGTATTGCCGGCATCCACTAATTTCTCAAGTATGGCAAAGTTCTTTTTCTCTAAGAGTGGTTCGCCGCCAACAAAGGACAGAGAAACAATTTTACCCCAGTCAATATCTAAACCTGCAACGTCAAGGCTTTTATATTGTGTGCTCTTTCCTTCTAATGCCGCCCAAGACGAACTTAAGGTGCTGTTACATGTCACACATTGCCCGTTGCATAAGTTGCTTGTGGCTAACTTAATCTTGACAGGAGTGAACCCTCTTGTTAAACTAGCTGATTCAATGTTTTCTAAATTTAAATCTAACAAAACATCCATAGTTTCGTTATGGATTTGTCTTTCGCTCCTTAGTCCCTTGTCCTCTAACGCCCAGCAGGTGGCGCAGCTTGGTGACCGGGTCTTGTTGGCCATAGAGGACCTAACTTGATTAATGTCTGTATTGGGTTGTAATCTGCAACAAAATATGTTTTTATCCGGTGCACGGAACTCAGTTTCAACAGAATAAAACGGTAGCACACAGTAGTAATTGTTCATAAGAATATTTAAACAGAAACAACGATATCCATAATTAAATAGTCAACTAAATATAACTAAATCGGAGCAAATCTTGCAAAAACGCACTCGTAGCATATTGGACGAACTAGCTAGCATTAGTGTACAGCGAGACAAGGAAAGCCTTGTTGAAAGCCGTGCAAACAATGTTATCGCTAGCGCCATTAACCTAGTGAATTACATCAAGGAAAATTACGATGCCGACACGGCGCAAGAGTTAGAACGCAGACTGTTGAACAGTATTCGTTCGCAAGATCCACAAAAATTTACACGTGGTGTACGGAGAATACGCGGAAATGAAAATCAATGAGATTATTGTCGAAGGACAAGTAAACGAGTTTGGCGAGAAAATCAAAGGCTTTGCAAATAAAATTGCAGGCGGCATTGCTGGAGCCAAGGCAGGACTACAAGCTAGTCAAGCAGCAAGAGCTGGCGCAGCACGAGCTAACGATGTTGCAAAAGTACACATTAATCAATGGTACCAAGCTACTGGTAACAGACCTGCAACCCCTGAGCAATTGACCCAATTTGTACAAAAAATTACAAAGGGTCGAGTACAATTGCCGGCTGCAACAGTGAATGATGTAACTGCACAAGGGGCCGCAGCATATATTACAAACGCAGTAAGCCAAGATCTTTCGGCACAGACACTAGGATCGCAGCCCGCAGCACCAAACCAGCCCGCAGCACCGACAGCAGCACCGACAGCAGCACCGACACAACCAGCGGCTCCAGCTGCTGGATCATTGGCAGGTTGGCAACAAGGCGCAACAGCGCAAACTACAGCACCAGCAACACAACCAACTTTGGCACAAGGAATCAAAGTTGTTAGTCAAGAACCTATCATTATGTCGTATAATAACAAGCAATACGGTCTTAATGACAAAGGGCAATGGACTCATTTGGGAAGCAACAATCTCCCACATGAAAGTTTCCAACAGTTCTTGTCTCAACAACATGATATTTCGTTAGGTGTACAGTAATGGGCGGAAAAGTCTTTGGTGATGGTGATATCCCTAAAGAGTATGTTAAAGATATTGTTGAATTAACTCAACGAGCTTTGCCTACTGGGGTTAGAGCAATTCCTGACATTGGGTCAGCTGGCTATAAAGTGGCCAGTGGCGACATGGATTTATTCATTGACGCCGAGACTCTAATGGACTTGTTTCAAGCCGAAGACGAAAAGACTGCAAAAGCATCACTGGCCAACTTTTTGCAATCCAAAGGGTTCAAGACAAAGGTATCGGGGCGCAATGTTCACGTTGAAATCCCGTATAAAACTAACAGTGGTCAGCACCGTGCTCAAGTTGACTTGATGGTTATTGCGGACGCAGAACGTGTAGCACCCTGGCACCAACACGGCCCCCGCGGCATGTACGACGATCCTGCGTTTAATGCAAGCCACATCTACATCTTATTGAACAGTATTGCCAAGTTCATGAACCTTAAGGTTGATGCCTTTGCCGGTACTGTTATGCGCAGAGACGATAACGAAGTGGTAGCAGACACTCGCAAGAAAGCAGCGAAGCTATTACTTGGCCCCAAGGCAAAAGAAAACGATCTAAACAGTGTATCTGCTATCATGGCAGCACTAGCAGACGATCCTGATCGCGAAGGCAAGCTAGCACAAGCTAGGCAAGATCAAGCCAAGGGATTGCTAACCCTTCCTGAGGATGTATTGCCGGGAACAGGCGAGTGGATTAAGCAAGTAACTACTGAAGAGCACAACAAATTTGATTTTGTCAAGTCGCTTAAAGAGGATATCACGGGCCGCACACCTCACCCCGAGGACAGCATCTTTAATGGTAGCCTTGCTGCCGCAGATGCAGTAAAGGCCCTGGGTAGCGTAATTGCAAACCCTAACAATGTAACCATTAAATGGGATGGGTTTCCTGCATTAATTTTTGGTCGTACTCCAGAAGGCAAGCTAGCCATTATGGACAAGTACATGTTTGATAAAAACATCATGGCCACAACAGTGCAGGAATGGCAGCAGTACGATTCTACTAAGTCTTCTGGAACAATGCGTCCGGACTTGTATGCTAAATTGGATGCCATTTGGCCTGGTCTTGATGCAGTAACCAAAGGTCCCGGATTTTACTGGGGCGACCTGCTTTGGGCAGGTGCTTTGCAGCCAGTCAAGGGCAACTATGCGTTTAAGCCAATGACAGTAGAGTACCATGTTCCTGTACATAGTCAACTTGGGGCATTAATTGGGTCAAGCACCGGCGGAATCGTTGTGCATCAGCACTTTGCTGAGTTTGGCGGCGAGCCAGCTACATGGGACGGCAAGGGACTAACCAATGTCAAGGGCGGAGTTGCAATCATTTCTCCTAGTTTGAACACACGTTTTACCCTTAGAGACCCGGTTCAACTATCTCGTGCCGCAGCGGCAGCAGTTAAAAACTATGGTGCGGCAGTGGATAGCATGTTTGCTAACATCCCCAAGAGTACCAAGGATCTTATTAAGACCTATTTCAATAAACGCATCACAGCACAGACAAATGAAGATTTGCATGCATGGATGAAAAATAACGTTAGCGCAAGGCAGTACAACGTCTTAGTTGGCGATGATTACAGCGGACTAATGTTCACTAAAGATGCAAGTGGAGAAGTTACAGAAAGCCCCGGTTATACTGGGTTAAAAGCAATTTGGAACGCAATCTATCAGTACAAAGTGGGCTTGTCACAGCAGTTAGAGTCACAAGTAAGCGGAGTACAGCAGTTCGTTAACGGAAAGCCTGGTGGTGAAGGCTTTGTATTCCCGACCCCCACTGGCTTACTAAAACTAGTAAATCGTGGCCAATTTGGGGTGGCGCATTTTAATAAGTAAAATGCTCAATTTTTATCAAAAAGATAAATATTTACATGAGGCGTATAGCCCATATATATTAGGAGAAATAAAATGGCATTAGGTCAAGCAAAAGTAAACGGTAAAGTAGCAACAGGTGCGTTCTACGGTTACCAACCACTAGTTATCAAAGTCGCTGACAGCGGTTCTGGTTTCACAGCAGCAACAGGCGGCACAAGCGCAGCTGATCCTTTGGTTGAAGGCGGCTACGACAAGGCAGTTCGTGCATTGCAAACTCTAGGTTCTACAATCTGGGTTGGCACACAAGCTAACGCAACTTTCACAGTTATCGTTGACGGTGCAACTTTCAACGCTGGCGCTGGTCAAACCACTGCTGGTGCATACGGTGCATTGAAGGACGCTTTGGCATCCCAAGGCTTCACAGTTGGTAACTTGACTGTTACTACTTCTAGCGCTTTGAACGGTGCTGGTACTTTCACATTCGCTTAATTCTTTTAAGCATGTACAAAAAGGCTCTTCGGAGCCTTTTTTGTTGACTATAAAACCTGCAAATAACTAAATACACTATATTGGAGATATCTCATGGCATTAGGTGCTTTAAAAGTAAACGGCGATGCAACCGCAGTAGTTGCAACAGACATTGATTTAAACACAGACGGTTCTGCTAGAACTGCAACTGGCATTATTGCTACAGGCTTAACTGGTCGTCCAACTGCATATAAAATTGCAGGTGTTGGCGGATATGCTGCTAGCAACTTGACGCTAGAAAGCGGCGTAAACAGAACTACAGGTAACGTTGGTCTAGTATCGCAAATCCTTGGTGTTATCGGTCAGCGCAACAACGTGGTCATGTATCAGGTTGAAAGTGCAAGCGCACAACTTAGCGTACTGGTTGAACACAGTGCATGGACTGACGCAGAGTTGCAAGCATACATTCGTGCAAACATTACACAGCTAGGTGTATACGGTAACAGCACAGTGTCTAGCGTAACAGTTAGCAGCACAGGCGGATTTAAGTTAGCATAACAGCTAATTGTATCTAGACAAGGCAGTTTTATACTGCCTTTTCTTTTGACTATAAATATCTACATGAACAGAGAGCTACAGTTTTATACCGGTTACACTCTAGTAGATATTACAGCTACTGGGGTAACTCGCTACAGACCCGATCAAGAGTTTGAGCGTAATCAACACCGCAATTGGGAAACTGTTTTGCAAACTCTAGGCTTACGAACACAACCAATGATGATAGAAGGCCCGATAGTAACTGAAAGCAACTTAGCCGATGGCTGGGAGTTTGGCGAGTACTATCAAGGTCGGCATAAGATTTGGGCATGGACCTTTGCAGTCGAACACCGAGACGTTTTCTTAATTGACAACGACTCGCTTGGCGGTCTATACCGGGACTTTGAACAAATTCCTGTTATAACCGGACTAGCAGAAACAGCAAGATTCATGTTACCTATATTTTATCCACATGGTGCAATCAAAAACATATACTTTAAGCGATCAGCGATCGACTTAAATAATATTTGATGCGTTGGCACCATTATGGCTCATTTTTGGCAAACTCTAGGCAAATCATATAGCATCGTTACTTAACGAAGAACGGAAAAACAAAATGGCGTCCACCGACATTGAAAAGAAAAGCCTAGAAGCTCACGTAGAATTATGCGCAGAGCGCTATAGCAACCTTAACGACAGACTAGAGAGCCTAGATAGTCGTATGGGTAAAATCGAACACTTAATTTCAGAGGTTAAGCAAGCAATTGCCTCTGCACCAAATGAATCCAATAAAACACTTATTGCCATTGGCACCACAGTTGTTGGGGCAATGATTGGCGCAATAATTACCTTAGTGGTTCATTTAAAATGAAAATAGTCGAATTACTAAACCGAGTTCGCGTCCCAATCACAAACGAAGAAGCAGATGTGTTGGGTAAGTTTAGTGAACAGGAAATTATCAAGCGGGCCGATCTCAATGAACGAGAAAATTACATTGCAAATCAATTAGTCAACAAGGATGTATTGTTGAGGAAGAATCAAAATGGCCAAATCACGTACACAAAGAAAAAACATAACTAAAGAGCAAGTAGAGCAGGCAGCACAAGCAGGAGTAGCAGTTGAGGTTTTTACCCGTTATGTAAAACGTTGGAGTAAAGCCGAAGCTAATAAGATTCTAAATTCAGAACCTGTAATTATTCCTGCAAAGTGGGGATTGCAAGTTGGCAAATATGCAATCAAGAATCTAACTAATACCTGGCATGTGTACAACAACTTCAATGAGTTAGTTAATGCATTTACTAGTAAAAAATCCGCAGTAGTATACACAATCCTTCTACAGAAGGGACGATATAACCAAGCTGATAATTTATACAAGCAAGATACCAGGCTAAGTAAACTAGCACAAGATAGAACCTGCTACATTCACAGCAGATCACAGGCAGTAAAGCGTAACGACACATTTTTAATCGATGTACTTGACGCCAGGATCACCGACAATGCTATAATGCTTAATTCAGCAAAGATAGATCTTGAAAAAACTTTAAATCAGGCTAAATACCTTAAAGGTATTTGGGAAAAACCACTATGAAATTAACAGAAATGAACTCTAAGCCAACCGCAAAGCAAATGAACAAAGTCATGGAAAGCCGCTTTGGCTTCAAGGTTGACTATGCAAATTTGACCTTGAAAAAGGCATTTAGAATGGCTACTGCTATTAGCGAAAGCCTAGACAAAATTAAAGCAACTCACGGCATTCACACTGCCGAAAAGAACCCTAAGTACATGGAGTTGCTAATGGTCCGCGAAAGCATTCACAGCTGGATGCGCGACAACAAACACCAACTAATCACTGAAAGCGAAATGGCTAAAAGTGAAGCTATCCTAGCTGCTAAAGACATGGTCGACAGCATCCAGGACATGCTAGAAAAGATCGGTAAGATGCAGAACGAGCAATTGCCTGCATTGCTAGACACAATCCGTGACCAGCTTGGTATTGACCAAGCCGAAGGCTTCAAAGGCGCAGTAGCTCCGCTATTGCAACAATTGAGCCAGACTCTACAGCAAGGTCGTGAAACTGCTGACAGCGCAGCACGCCAATTGGCCGGCGAGCAAACTGGTACAGCAGATATGGGCATGGGCGGCGCAGCAGGCGGTATGGGCGCAGACTTAGGTCCAAGCCTTGGTGAGCCAAGTGACTTAGACGGCGACGACTTTGCAGCAACTGATGCAGCAACTGGCGGCGCAGAAGACTTAGGCAGAGAGTTGCGTTAATGCGTTTCTCAGAAATTGTAACTGAAGACAGCGGGTTCGGCGGAATCATTGAAGATGAAGCTGAAACTCGTGGTGACGCAGTTCTTGCAACAGCACTAGAAGAGTTACGTAACCGTGCTCACGGACACACTGTTCCTAAAGTGCGTGTTGATGCACTAGTAAACCTAGTTAAGCGTTTACCCGGTGGCGAAATGTTCAATGCTGAGGCGTTGGAAGCTGCTCGTAAAAGCAACGATACCATTAAGAATCTAGTAGCTGATATCAAGGATGACGAAAACGGCGTTAAGTACGTGTACTTGGCACCATTCTCAGACGATCCATTTGGTGATGAAACCGCAGACGGGGCATCCGCAGCAGGACAAACAGCACCAGAGAAAACTGTAGCCGGAATGGCCAACAGAGCATTAGGCAAGCGTTAAGCTGCTTTAACTTCAAACATACTGGGTGCTTGACACCCAGTATTTTATTGTACATCGAATATGATTTTAGTATACAGTGATAGTCAAATAATCGACCTTGAATGGTTGCCCAGAATTAAATTTAAATATCCATACACTATTTGTCACAACATTGACGAATATGTAAATGCACAAGCAGAACACAAGATTGCATTTAGCACACATCGATTGCATTGCGATTTTGACACTGCATACACTGGGTTTGAAGACAAAATTAACCGACTAAGTTATGCTAGTGAGCTAGTGTTTACCTTTGAAAGTGAGTTGCACAACTTCCATTGGCAAATTTGGGAGCAGTGTCACCACGATAATGTCTACTGGTTGCTACCGGGTGCAGTTAACGACAGTCCGATCAACGACAATATTATCTGTTGGGGCGATTGGTTCAAAACTACTGCCGCAATTTACAAACAGCTTCCGGGTAAAGTTGCAGAGATTAACTCGTTTGCACATAAGCCCAAATATTTCGATGCATTACTTGGTAGTCCAAAGCCGCACAGGGATTTTGTCTTCAATGCAGTAAACAGTAACAGCCTAAACGATAAGATCGTAATGACATACGGTGGCGATTGGAAAGAAGGTGAGTTCTACGCCAAGGACTATTTTATTTGGGAAGAAGGCACAACACCAATTGGTCAAACAATTGGTACCGCTGATTGGGCAGAGTACTGTGGGCAGCGTGTACACCTAAGTCAAATCATCCCGATAAAAACATTCAACGAAACAGCATACAGCATTATTGCCGAAACAGACTTTGACAATACACTAAGCTGCTTCACAGAGAAAACAGCCAAGCCAATGATTGCTAGACGCTTGTTTATTGCATTTACTGGATACAAGTTTATGCACAATCTACGTGCATTGGGGTTCAGAACATTTGATTGTGTGATTGACGAAAGCTACGACCTGGAGATTGACGATACCAAGCGATACACAATGGCATTCGACCAAGTTAAAGCACTATGTAACATGCCGCAGGACGAAGTGTA